ATGCTGGTCGAATCGAACGGGAGACAAATCGTGTCAAAAACCTTCAATGCTTTGATCCGGATGACGTTTACATTCATCTGCCTGGTCGGCCTGGCCTCGTCCGTCTCTATTCTTTTTCCAGCCACCGCATCCGCCCAGCGGATGCAGCGATGCGCCGACGAAGGCGAAATCTGCCGCCTGCCCTACCCCTCGGAAGTGGTCTACGGCGCGCGCGGGCAGACCACTTCGCGCTTCATCGATCGTCGTGCCGTGCCGTGTACGAATCGCGTCTTTGGCGACCCGGCGCCTGGCCGCGACAAGGCCTGCTACATCGTGAGGCGCGGGGGCGGTAACGACTATGGCGACAATGATGACGACGACGACAATTACGGCGATGACGACTACGGCCAGGGCGGCGGCAGATGGGTGGCCTGCGCCTCGGAGGGGCGGTTCTGCGAGTTCCGTGGCCGCAAATTGGTGAGATACGGGGCGCGTGGCCAGTACGTCCAGGGCGTATTCAGGAACGGCGTGCGCTGCGGCAACGATGCCTTTGACGAAGATCCCGCTCCCCGTGCGAAGAAGACCTGCTACATCAGGAAGTAGACTGGTGCCGGCATGAAAGGGGGTGCGGCTCTTTGAGGCCGCGCCCGGAATCCGGGATCTTGGTGGGCGATGACGGGCTCGAACCGCCGACATCTTCGGTGTAAACTTTCTAACCCCTTCTGAAAGCCGCAGCGCGCTGGGAATAGAGCCCTTCGTAAACGGGTGTTTTCGGCGCCACGTTCATCCTGTGTTCTTCATTGCAGGTTCAGGCGTGCCAGAGGGAACTTCGTAAATTCCCAATTCCAAAGCACTGGCGGCCTTGCGCAGGTGCATTGGGCTGTACCTCGCATACACGCGATAGGTGATTGCGATGTTGCTGTGCCCGAGATACTGGCTGATCTCAGGGATAGGAACGCCCGCCTCAGCCATCCAAACAGCGGCGGTGTGACGGAAGACATGCGGTGAGACATCCTGCAGTCCGGCCTTCTTTACCGACTTGATGCGGTCGCCGGCCCATTCCACCACATGGTCACTCAGGGCGCCCTTGCTCGCCTCCTGTAGCGCGACAAGAAGCGTGTTGTTGATTGGCGGGTTTGCTCGCCCTTTCTGGTTCTGTGTGTTGTCCGGATCGGTCAAGTAGATGACGCGCCGCTGGAGATCGACACGATCCCAAGTCAATTCGAGAAGGGCCGATATTCGCGCCGCCGTGCCGAGCATGAGATGAATGACCAGTTTGACATGTGGCAGCGTGGCAGCGGCCAATATCCGCTTTGCCTCATCTCGAGTCAGATACCTGTCCTTAGGCGCCGGCTTCTTTGGGCGTTCGATCTCGGGCGCAAAGCCGATGAGCCGCTTCTTGAGGGCCCACACGAGCACCGTCCGCAGGTGGCCCAACTCGGTGTGTATGGCACCATCAGAACGGCCTAGCTTGCGCCGTGCAGCGGTGTAGGCGTCGCATTCGGCCTTGGTGATGTCCTCGCCGTCCCTATGCCCGAAGTGCGGCAGGACGGCTTTGCCGGTAAAGCTCATCGTCGTGGCGATGGACTTCCCCGCCTTGTCAAGACGGTAGGCCTCCCAAAGGTCAGCGACCTTGCGGCCTTGCGGCCTGGTTAGCTCCGCAAAGACCGATGGCGCAAGGCGTTGAGCCTCGCGCGGATCACTGGTTCCGAGTGAATGGCGGTGACGTTTTCCGTCCCTGTAGAATGCGAGTGCGAGACCGCCTCTAAGCCGTGTGATGCTCCATTCCGACATTCGTAAGCCTCCACATCCTCACCTCTGATTCGCAACAACTTACCTCCCAATTTGAAAGATGGTAAATCGCCCGCGGCGATCAGGTTGCGAACATGGCGCTCAGAGCAAAACCAGAGATCGGCAACCATCTTCGGGGTCATAGCGCGAGGAAGGGTCATGCTGCGCTGCCTCCCGGCCTTGAGCTCGGCCGCTGCTTTGTTATCTCAGCCCGGACGGCGTTCCAGAATTCCTCCGATAGGCGTTTCCTCTCGAGCGGAAGAATCCCGAGTAGGCTGAAGCGCTCCTGAATCTCATCATCGACTTGAATGGCGTAAGCATCGGCCTGCCTCGAACTACGATGGCCAAGCCATTTTGCAGCCACTTGGCGAATTATTCCGACCTGCTTTCCAGGCGGAAAGGTGATCAGCCGGCAGGCGGGGGTCCACTCGAAGAGAGGAAGGTTTTTGTACCGGTCGATCATCTAACAACCCTCCTTTTTTCGATCGCAAAATCATCCGTCTCAAGATCGCTACTATCCAAGGGCGGTCTTCGACCGGAGGGAGAAGATTCTTTGGCCTCGCAGAGGCCCCCGCCCGTAGCGCCGACCGTAGCGACTAGCGAAGCGAAGTCGCTCCTCTTTTCCTCTACTGCTCTAGACTCTGAACTCTGGTATGCAATTGCATCAACCTCAGTATGATTTTGCTCGCTTTTTCCCCAGCGTTGTTCAGCATTTTTGCTGCGCTTATCGCTCACATTTTTGCGGTGATCGATTTCGGATTGAACGAGGTCCGACCACAGGCCCCCGTCGTCGCTCCGGATGATTCGACCGTCATTTAGGAAGATGCCAATCGTCCGCGCGAAGGTGCGCGCGTTACATCCACAAAGGCGCGCCAGGCGCGAATGATCTTCAGCTATTGGCTCGCCGCGCTGGTGCATGTGAGCAATGAGATTGATGAGGATTCCGGATTCCGTAGCCTTAAGGTCGCGCGTCCATGCGATCCAATCGGCAACAAAAAATCGCAACCAAGGTGCCGACCGACGCGCGATCATGCGGTGCGCGCCGTCCGCGCATGCGCGTTAAGCAGCCGTTCGGCCGTCTCTGCCATCTCGCGGGCTCGGTCGATCTCGGAAGGCTTAGGGGACAGCCCCCGTCCTTCCTGTGCGGCTTCGCGCTGGCTCAGAAGAGCGTCAAGTCGGCTTCTGGCTCCCTCGGCTTGGACAAGCAGCCGTATGAGCTCGTGGTCGGCGCCGGTCATCGCGCAACGGCCTTCGGATCGGTCACGCCGCTTTCGATGAACTCGTCAAGATCACATTGCCGGTAGAATATCCGGCCGCCGCGGTTGATGTACTTCGGCCCCTTGCCTTTCGTCCGCCACCACTGCAGCGTATTCGGAGGTACGGGATGGCCATCAGGCCCAAGATATTTACCAGCATCGACTGGCAACAAGAGTATGTTCAATGGAAACCCCATCGTTATTGTTCATTCTACGATGAGATGTGGCCTGTTGGGTTGGAAAACCAAGGGTTAGCCCCGAAAGTTTCAGTTAACAGTATTTCTGGTACACATCGAAACCTCAATGTTTCCAAGCATTCTCGCCAGATATGAAAAAGCCGCCCGGTCGTCTGTCAGTTTAACTATTCCTGTTTATTCCGGTGGCGGGGGGAGTCCCACTGGCTGTCAACTCGTGGCATCGTTGGAGTTCGAGTCGGGGGCGAGTTATGAAGTGTCCACACTGCTCTATTCATTTTTTCGAAACGTGGAACGAGAGTCAGGTCACGGTTCTCGGCAAGCCGCCTCATCGGTCGATCCAAACAACCGTATGCCCAAAATGCAGTGGAGTTACGGCGGTCTACGCCATTCCGACGCCAGACGGTGATCAAAATGCCACTCTGATCGAGCCAATGGCAGGAGCAAACAGAGGTCCAGTTCCGAAGGAAGTCCCACGCAACATCGCAACTGACTATATCGAATCTTGTAGGGTGCTGACCATAAGTCCAAAGGCTTCGGCGGCGCTCGCCAGACGGTGCCTCCAGGCCGTGCTCAGGGCCCACGGCTACGTGGCAAAGGATCTTGCGAGAGAGATCGATATGCTCCTCTCCGAGACCGACACGACGAAGGCAATTCCGATCACTCTTCGCACGGTGGTCGACGGAATACGCAATTTCGGAAATTTCTCGGCGCATCCAATCACCGACGTCACAACTCTTCAGATCATAGACGTTGAGCCGGCAGAGGCCGAGTGGTGCCTCGAGGTCTTAGAGGAATGCTTCGAACATTTTTATGTCCGACCTGCACATGCTGCTGCGCGCAAGGCCGCATTGGACGCGAAGCTTGCAGCGGCCGGCAAACCGTCCTCCAAGGGCTAAGAGGCGAGGCTTCCGGCTACCAATTTCCTCTGGGGGCAAATAGTGATGGTTTCTCAGGCTGCATATCTGGCGAATCTCAAAAGCTACGCGAAACGTCGATTTGACGGCGAGGATGACGAAGACTCAAGGCGAGCGGTTCGCGATCTCGACAACGAAAGCGACCGAGGAGCTATTATCCTGGCAGCAACGAACGTCGAGGATATGCTCGAATTGAGAATTTTAGAGAAGTTGCCGGCGCTTCGGGTTGACGAGACGGCGCGCAAGTCGGTGTTCGAACAGGACGGCCCTGTCTCCACGTTCTCACGCAAAATCCTAATGGCATATTCAATGGGAATTATTGATAAGCCCTACCGCAAACTGATCGATCTAGTCCGTGAAATCCGCAACGCATGCGCGCATTCTCGACAACCAATTTCCTTGGAAGTGCCAGAGTTGCAGGAGGCCTGCAAAGTCGTCATTTCGGACATCTGGCCGGATATTAAGGACCACGATCCCAAAACGATCAGAATGGCGTTCGTTATGAAATGCACATTCATCCAGCACTACGTCCTTCACGGCGAGAAGCTGGAAGGCAAGGAAGCGCATCTTGCGCACTGGGAACAGCTGAAGCGTGGCGAGTGATCGATTCGGACGACCCGGCGGCCAATTGGGCGCTGACGTCAGAAAACTCCAATTGAAATATTTTTCGACGCGAGGAGGTACCACCGGTCTAGAGCCGAGTAGTAAAAGTGCAGACCCTCCCCGCCCTAGTCATCGACAGTGCTTTGAATGCGCACGTTTCACTGGCCACGACCGAGATCTCTTCCTTTGGTTACTTGCGATCGATTGGAGTTATTTCTTGGAAGGACTTGCGGTCAGCGCTCTATTGGTGCATGATCGCGCATCGATTGAGACGGCAATCTCAATCGATGCGCTGACACCAAAGCTGAAAGGAAGCTTCAGATGTCTACTATGACCAATAACACGAATTTGCACCGCCGTGCAGTGTTGACCGGCCTGGCGGCCTTCTCGACCGCCGCCGGCACCGTCACCTTGGCGGCGCCTATGCAAGACCCGCTCGAGTATCATCTAGCCGAGGCCGCCAAGCTGCTACGTGAGAGGAATCCAGCCTTTCCGGTGTGGAACGTCGAACATTTCAAGGGCTCGGGCCGTATGCAAGCCGTCACGCTTATGGCGTGGCGTGATCGCTGAGTACGGAAGGTAAGACAGACGCAATGCCAATTGTGGCGCGCGACGGTCTGAAATAGCTGGCTGCCAATAGTGGCGAGATGGCCAAGCCGTCCCCTTAAACAGGGGGCGGCTTTTTCTTTGCCTTGATGTATGCTTGGGCGCTGCTGCAAAGAATAAATGCGAAATGCATTTCACATATTTAATATACAGGGCAAACCTGCCATAGTCGGACTTCTCAGGGGAGAAACTCCCATGCTCGAATATGGTTCGATGATCTTGCTCGCACTGATCGCCATTGCGGTGGTGATCGGCCTTATCCCTGAGAGCGCCGAAGACGCTGCGCTCAAGTTCCGGCAACGGTGCCGAGCCGGCGGCATGGACTTCCGCGAGACCGAGACGGCGATCGCCACCCGCATGGCCTTTGTCCGCCTTCGAAGGATCGCCTCCGACCAATGCATCGCCCAGGGTGGCAAGATGGGCCGCGACGAGATCAACCAGATCGCCGGCCAGATTGCCATCGGCCTAGCCGCCTCACGCGGCACCGATGTCGGGCAGAAGTTCATCGCATGGATTGACGACTGTCCGGACGAGGAAATCCTCTACGATGACGCGCGCGCCGCGCGGCATAGCAAGACCGTTGAGGCGTTGCGCGCCAAGGGCCTTTATCCGCCGAAGAATCTTGCAATGGGCGAGGACTTCAAGAGCGCATTCCGTGTCGTTAAGTAGGCTTCGAGATGACGTTTCGGAGTCAACTCGACAACCTCCCGCTCTTCGCAAGCGATATGGAGATAGCGATAGCGATCGTAGGAAAGAAGCGCGCTAAGAAATGGAAGGAAACCCGCCTCCCGACATTGGAGGGAAAGGCCGGATTTCCTCCGATCGATCCGTTTCACGAAGGCCGCCCGGTGCCGTTGGTGAAGCGCTTCTATGAAAGTTATCTTGGTCTTTCCGCTCGCGGCGGGCTTCGACCTGATGGCGCCGAGAACCCGGAGGTCTGGAAAAACCGGCGGAGGGAAAGGCACAGCCAATGAGATTCGAACAACGACCGAAGGCGACGGTGAATCCTAGCCTGATCAATGCTGCGGCCTTCTGCATCGTCCTTTCGACGGTCTATCTCGCGGCAAAGGAGGTTTGGTTCTTTGCTGAGTACCGGCAGGAACAGGCCCAACTCCAAGACGAGCGGACAAAAGCCGCTCTTCGCGATGTGCTTGGGAATGCCCCCTAGGAACTAAAGCGTAAAAAAGAGGCGCCTGCCTTCAGATAAAGGCCAGCGCGATCGAGATAACGGTCACTATGACACCGACGATCGTATAGATCGTGGAATATTTGTTAAGGTGGAGTCCTAGGCGTCCTCCGAATGGCAACGGGACTTCCGGCGCATTTTTTGCGATCTCCTTCGCGAGCGCTTGATTGTCACGGCGACGGCGTTCTGCGGTGGTCAGCTCAAGCTCGCCTCGGAAAAACTCCAGTGACTTGGCCGTGAGGTCTCGCCACTCGAACTCCTGCTCACCGATGATGCGAATGAAGTCGCTTTTGAGGTTCGGATGGCGATGCCAGTGTCGCTGCAACTCCGGGAATGCAATTTTGCCGGAATCCAGCGCCTGTTGGAGCGTGGAAATCAGGCCGTTGTCGCACTCCCAGAAGATGAAATTCCTGGTTTCTGGCGAGCGCCAGGTGAGATCCATCAGCTTTTCAACGTCTTCCGCAGTCGCCATGTCGCTTTGGTAAATGTAGCGGAATGACGTCTTCCGAATGCTGGACACCAACTCCATTGGGAAAACCGGTAGACCGTCCTCGCCTTGTGACATGGTATTGACACCTTGTTTCGGTTCGGCGAACGCAAAGGGAGCAAAAACCTTGTGGGTAAAGGCACCCACAGCAGGCGTAGGAGTCAGGTTGCCTGTAGATTGGGATTGCTGGCTAGGGTTTGCGGTGTCCCCTGACAAGAGACGCGTTCCGCAAACCCCGCATACCAGTAGGCGCAACACCCGCCGGCGGGAGATGGCTAGCACCCATCTCCCGTTGGGGCTGCGAGGCAACATTGGCGTGAAAAACAACTTAGCGCAATGTTCTCTGCCTACAAATGTTGTGGACGCTATGCGCTCAGCGCCGGCAGATCGGCCGGGATCTTCGCCGGGTACAGCGTGATTGAGCGGATGTAGATATCATCCAGCGAATTGCCGGTGCCCGCGCCGTCATGGCCGAACAGGATGGTATCGACGCTGGCGAGATGCGTCAGATAATTCACGGTCTGCGTCGTGGCTGCGGCGCCATCATTGGACCATGCGTATTCATAATCGCCGCCGCCGACATCGCGTTGCAGCGTCATGGCCATTTTATGGAGGCCCGAGCCCGCAATGGGAGCGCTGAGCGATAGATCCCAATAGTCGGCGACAAAACCGTCTGCACTGGCGATTATGGCCTCGTCGGCCACATCGTAGTTTGCACCATCGCCGATGAACATCAGAAAGCCGGCGGGATCGATCGCCGAATTGATGTCGAACAGGATCGTGCAGCCCGCAGCAAGGCCTGCAGCCAGATCGGATAACCAGTCTCCGATTGCCTTGGGTTGGTTGCCGTTTGAGGGCGTGATGCGCATCCCGGATCCGGAGATCGCCCCACTATCGAATCCTCCACCAAGCAAGGAGGCGATGGCCTGCGTGCTGCCTCCCGCATAGTAATAGGCGTTGACGAAATCCAGATAGGCGGTCGACCCGGCCGGTCGCAATCCACCGCCGCCGCCAGACCCCGTTAAGAATGAGTTGAGCAGGAAGCCCATTTTGTCGATCCTTTTTCTTTGCGCTCAGCGGTCGAAAGACATTGGCGTGATGGTGGTTGTGACGCTCGCTACCCTCTCGTCCTCAGGCCATCGGCTCGTTTTCGTCGACCCTTCAGGCAGGCCAAAGAAGCAACCATCGGGGACTTTGATCGCGTAGATTTTGTGCATAGCCAGGATGTTGCTGCGTCTGACCGTAACGGTTGTCGGCGGGTTTAATTGGCTGAGACAGACGGTGTCATCTGACATTTCCGAAAGGATGCAGTGCTTTATTCTACCGTCACGAAAAATGCCTTCTCTGAAGTAGGCGCAGACGTGGTCGCCTATGCTGGGCGGGACGTCTTGCGTCATGTAGGCCGTACCTCCTTCTGGGAAGAAGGGCTCCATACAATTGCCTGTTACTGGCAACTGATACTGACGGTCCTGAATCGTTGACGGATCCATGAATCCACTCATGTTGAAAGCCCTTCAAGAACGTCGGTGATATGTCTCTGGAGCGAAATTTGGCCCGGCGTCGTGCCTGGCAACGTGTATTTCTTCCAAACTGTTTCGCCATATGCCGCGAAGTAGGACAGGCGAGCCTGATCGTAGAGCCCGTTTCTGGCGTCATTGCCTGTTTCTGCTTGAACATCATCAAGCAGCGTCGCCGTGTGACTGCTGATGTCGATGGACCAAAGCCCTTCGGACCCAGAGCCAGAGGTGAACAGCGCGAAGCCAGGTTTTGGAAACGCTCTGAGGCCGGTTGTGGAAAAGCAAAGTTGGAATAGGCGGGTGGAAATGGTGAAGGCATCGGCTAGCGCGCCAGTGTCTGGCGTCACCAGCTGCACATTGTGCGTGCCGGAGGGAATTTCCTCGAGCACCACCAGATATTCCGTCAACGGGTCGTAGTGAATGCCCTGAACGATTCCGACAGAGGTGTAGGCGATCGCGGTTGACCACGTCTCGCCATTGTAGGCGACCTCAGTCGCCGTTGATCCGCCCTGCACGAAGAAAGACGTTGATCCATTGGCGATGCGACCGAGCGAAAACAAGGTTGATCCAAGCGCTACGGCGTTGCGCGTAACCTCAAACGTGCCCAGAGCGATATCAACAACCGCCATCAACGTGCCGCCGCCGCCGCTGGAGTCGAGATCCGATCCCAAGAGCAGCCACTTGTCTTCGAAAGGCTGGCTCATCATCCAGTTGATATTCTCGTCGGCATCTTCCCGCCACTCCGCTACAATATGTCCCGTCGCAGCGTTGTAGATCCGCGTCGGGGATGACGGGTCGGAATTGCCAACGCGGATGACGACATACCCAGACCCGCGAAGGGGCAAGATAAAGCCTCTGTTGCCGGCATATAGCGCCGTATCCTCTAGAGGGACTCGGTAGAGTTCGGTTTCACTGTCGACGTCCAGAACCGAGAGATTCAGGCACGTCTGCGACGGCACCTCATCGGTCGTCAAAACCTGGTATATCCGTCCGTCCACCGGGTCATAGGCATTTATTAGAACGTCATTGAGATTGACGGGCTCTTCGCCGGTCCACTCGATCACCGCCACGCCGCCAACGTCAGTCGCGGCATTGGAAATCACCGCGGTGATGGTCGGCGCCTGTGACGCCGGAAAGTCGGGAAGGAAGATCAGAACGTCGCCTGTATGCGCGCCGGCGTCGGAGCCAACAACCTCGATAGTGATTGGATCAACGGCGGTCTGAAGCCCATTGTAGAAGCGAAATGCACACCTCGGAATGGCGCCGTTCTCAGCGTCGAACATGACCGCGCCATCGGCCTCGAAACGGATCAACTTATAGCCGCGCCGGAAGTAATCCTTGCACAGCAGATAGCCGACATTGATCGTCACCACCGTAGTCGACTCAGGCAGTGCTTCATTTAATGCAGGACTTCCAGCAGACGGCGTGCTCCTGAAAATTCCCTGCATGCCATACGGCGAGGTATAATTGGTGACTACGGTCTTCGTCAGACCATAAACCGGAATGCCATCTACCCTACCGGTTCCGATAACGGCCGGCTTGGGGCGACCCAGAGCAATTGGCGCGACCAGTCCAGCCCGCCGCGTTTGAGAATTGGCGTGCGGTGGGTAAGGTATGCCAATGAGGCCTATATAAAAACTCATGAGCCAAGACCGCCGTAGAGTTCACCGGGTGTTAGGGCCATCAGACGCCTCCGAGAAACATGAGTTTGCCGTCGCCGCGGCCGGTGATCTGCTCCAGCGTCAACGGTCCGGTCGATTCACCGACGGAGGCGCGACCCACTGCCATTGCGGCGGCAACAGCCCCGTCAATGCGGTCCCGGCTTTTGCCCTTGTGCATGCTTTTGTTGCCGGCCTTGTCGACTTCAACAGAGACGTTCTCCATGCACCAACGAAGGACCGGATTGCCGCCATGGCGAAAGCGTCGGGCGATGATTGCGCGCTCAAGTTCCTTGATTGCCGGCGCCATCGTGATCCAGCCCTGACGCATGGTGACGACGGGAAAGCCATCCTCCAGCAGCGGCGCCATTACTGCTTGAGCGTAAGCCGGATCGAACGCGATCTCCTGAACGTCAAACATTTCGCGCAACATCCGAAGGTGCGCTTCGATCGCCCGGTAATCCGTCACGTTGCCCGGCGTCGGGATGATGTGGCCGTCTGCGGCCCACTGGAGGTACGGAACCTTGTCCTTCTCCGACTTGTCGCGAAGACCCTCTTCGGCACAAAAGAACATCGCGGCGACGTCATAGCCTTCGTCATCATCCGGCCATGCCACCACAACGGCAGCGAGATCATGAATGAGCCCGAGATCGACCGCGACCCAACAAGGTTTCTCCTTCAGCGCTTCTACGTTGACCGGCGCCGCGCCTTCGTCGTAGACCGCCATGTCGACAAACGGTGACAGCGAACGGTCAAGCCAGAAGTTGAGATTGTACTGCCGGAAGTCGTCCTGCTCTGTCGGCTTCTCCCGTGCCTCCAGCGCGGCCTGGCGAAGCTCCTCCAGCACTGGGAAGCCTTCCGACAGTCCGGGGTTGACGCGATGCCACAGCGCTTCGTCCTGCCAGTCTGCGCCGTCCTCCGGTTCGAATATGATCGGGAGATAACCGGGGTTGACGATCTCGCCTATCGCGATCCGACGGGCGTAGGAATACTCCTCCCATGCGAGGCCTGATTGACCACGTCCGGCCGTTGTCGTGATGCAGAGAAGCGCGCCCGGTGATTTCACCATGCCGGTTTTCAGTGCCCGCCATAGCTTTCGGTTTTTGAGAATATGAAGCTCATCTAGGAACACGGCGGCCGGAGTCGTTCCGTGGGCAAGATCACCTTCACCGGACAGCACGCGGAGGTGAGACTTCGCGATTGGATGCTCAAGGTAGTCGCCGCGAACTTTGACCAGATCGTGGAGCGCCGGCGTTGCCCGAACCATTCCAGTTGCTTCTGCGAAGGCGAGCTCCGCTTGGTCCTGTGAACCAGCACCAAGGAACACCTGGCCCGATGGCACCTTCTCGTGACCGATTGAATGGAGCAGTCCTAGCCCGCCGCCGATCGTCGTGGTTTTGCGGGCGCCGCGCGGGATCATGCAAAACACGGTGCGGACGATGCGCCGGCCGTCCGGATGCCTTGGGCCGTAGATGCGCCGCACGATACGTTCCCAGAACTTGGGAAGCTCAAACCGACGATCGGTCGCGCTCGATTGCGGATGACGCAAGGCGCTGAAGAAACGCACGGCCCTTTCCCCATGGCCAAGCGGGTCATCGATTGGAGAGTCATCAAAGACCCAGGTCGGCAGCGTCGTTGCCACGACTCTCCTCCTTGCCTGAGAGGCCTTTGCGGGAGCGTGACGATGGGGTTATGCCGAGCTCGATTGCATACCGGCGCGCGATCTCGAGGTACTGAGTCTGCATTCGAACGGCGGGGTTTGACTTCGGTCCGGCCGGCGTGTCGATCAGCAGCCCGTGCTTTGCGATCGACTTGTCCGCCTCCCGCGCTTGGGCGCTCGCCATGCAGTAGTGCGCCAAGGTCGTAAGTGACGTCTCATTGAGGATCTGACGCTTCACCAAATCCGGCGCGACTCGATTCCATTCGTCTTGCGCCACTTCGGACAGGTGATCGGGTGCGCGGGGCACACCGGACAAGCCGCCTTCGATTGGCCGCAACTCTGGCTTCCGTCCCTTCACAGCGTGCATGCCCTCGCAAGGGACGCCGACGCAACAGCCATTGGCCCGGATGCATTCTCAGGTCGGACGAAGGACGTTTGGTCATGCCGGATCGGGTCGGACGAGATGTGACTGCAGCATGCCGCCACGGCCCGCCGTCCTATCTCTGTCGCTTCGTCAAGTGTCCGACCCCAACACAGGACATTGACCAGCGTTTCGCGGCGCCCGTCGATAAAGCGGAGTTGCGGGCGCCCGATCGTGACGAAGGGCCAACGTGCGGGATCCGGTATGTTTTCTTCGAACCAGATTCGAACGCCTGCAATCTCACGAAGCGCTGGATTGTCTTCGAGGAGCGTGAGCATCAAATTCCGGGTGCTGTCGCCAAGGGAGGTCACGAGCCAAACCCCCAAAGCCGATAGGGCGCGATCAGATCGTCAAACCCATACGGTGTCACGTCGACGGAGAATGCCGTTCGATCCTCGACTATGGTCGTTTCTCTGTTTTCAAACAGGTGGCCGACATGGAGCAAAATGGCCGCTCGCAACGGCTCCGGCACGCTCTCTTCGTCGTCACCATATCCAGCGGTAAAAGACACGGTGACGGCTTCGGGAAAATCCCTCGTAGCAGGCCACGACTTTCCGTAAGCCGGAACGATTCGGGCGCGCCTTGATCCTCCGATACCGAGAACGGCGTATTGATTGGTTGCCAGGGTTTGCTCTTCGCCGGCGGCATCAAGATAAATGATCTCGTCCACCGACTGCAGAGGAGGCAGTGGAACGGAGATCTCTGCCGGAAAGGAATCCAAGGTCAGAGTCCACTCTTGCGTGACCAGGGCCCGACCTAGTAACCCACGCTCCCCGTCCAGCTTCGCCGTCACGGCCGCTATAAGGCGGTTGATCATGTCGTCGTGCACGGTGGTGACCGTGATTCCGAGTTGCGCCTTCGCCTCAGCGAGCAAGACCGGGAAGTCGTCCGGCGGAGTGACGATCGTCAGCATTTTTCCGCTCTCATTTCCCGGCGTTCTTCGGATTGAATTGTCGAGTTGTGGTGGTGAGCACAGGCAGATTCCCAGTTGGACCGCGACCACATAAGGCGCTTGTCGCCCTTGTGCGGAATGCGGTGGTTGACGACTGTCGCCTTGACACGTCGACCGGCCGCCAGGCAGCGCTCGCAAAGGGGATGCCGGCCGAGATGCTCCAGCCGTGCAGTCTGCCACTTCCCGCCATAGCCGCGCTCGGCTGCGCTTGGGCGCTTAGCGTCGTACTTGGCCTTGCGCTCCGCATCGGCCTTCGCCCGGCAAGCGCAGCGGACGCCGGACGGGACCGGGCGCCCGCATTGGCAAATTGATGGAGCGCGCGTCGGCATCAGTCTTCCAGCGTATAAACAGTCGCCGTCGTTCCGGCGGCCATCACACGCCGAACCTGATAGGGGATGACATAGCCTGCAGGGACACCGATGAATGGAACCGGTGCATCGTCAGCGTTTGCAACCGGAACCACGTTAACATTGCCATTGGTGGCACAGACGATGGCTTTCGCGACAACCGGAAGATCTTCGGTGTCCGACGGAACGACAAGACGTCCTGAGCGCCCTAGAGAGCTTGGACCTGGCGAATTATCTTCGTATGGATCATTCATGTTCTCAGCCTTTCCGAGATTTTTGTTGGCGGACAGCCACGCGCCGTGACCGTCCGCCTTAAGTTTCGATCTTGCTGACCTTGACCCCTACAATGCACGCACTAGGACTGGGGACACCGGGGAGGTCTGCTACCGTTTGCGGCCCGATCGCGGGGCCTCTAAGGAGTGGTGCCCTCGTCCTATTCCGTTGGCCGTTTGCTGGCGTGGCCAAGAATGACGTCGACGCCGATGAATGCGCCGGTTGCCGTCCCGCTGATCGTGACCTTTGGGCGGACGTATTGGCGGTCGCCGATGTAGCCGATCAGAGCGTTTTCATTCTCGTATGTCGGGCCGTTTGGCGAATTGCCATCATCGCCCACGGTCAAGCCGAAAACCTGAGTTGCCCCGGCGATCCCCGCGGACGCGCCGACAAGATCGTCTTCAAGGACTCCATCGAAGTCCGAATTGTCGTCGGAGTGTTCGAAGTGGACGACGTGTTGGCCGTCGGTCCAGTCGCCGACATGAATTGCGAAAGTCAACGATTCGAAGCCGACTCGATCAATCGCCGTCCCGGTCGCCGTGACAGTGCGTAGTGCCGGCGCCAGCGATTGGTGGGACGCGAGATGTGATTTCAGTTCACGCATTTTCTTTGTTTCCTTGTTCCTTCGACGCCGCTTACGAGGTCGCCATTTTGAGCTTGCGGAAGCGTGCGGCCTGGGTGACAGCACCGCCGACGCGGCGGCGTGCATGGAAGCGCACAAGGCCGCTCTTTGCCTGTGTGAACGGATCACGCAGAACGCTGAGGCCGACGCGGTCGTAGATCCGATACCCGCCGGCAAAGTCGCCGTAGAGGATGGGGAAAGTGCCGCTTGCGATGTCGGGCATGTCGACGGCTTCGACGACGGGGCGGCCAAGGATGGTTTCCGGCTCACCGGCCTGAAATGACGGCTGCCAGAGATAGTTGTTTTGGCCGTCCTTCAGCTTCCGAATGGTCGCCAAGGTCGTTCCGTTCATCATCCAGGCGCCGCGCGACCGGTAGGCTTTCGGGAGCGCGTAAAGCAGGGTGATCAGAGGATCGGCCGCGAGAATGGTCGCATGCCCGTTCACCGTATAGGCGATATCGGCATTCTGCATGACGCCTTCAGGCTGCTTCACTCCCGTGCCGTTGACGAAAGAAATGCCCTCCTTTTGGCCAAAGTCTTCAGCGAAGGCCATGTTGAGTTCGGATTCGATGTTGACCGCCGAATCTTCCAACAGCTTGTTGCTGACATCGGTGTAGGTCCGCATCTCGTGAACGAAGATTTCCTGCTGGCCGAACGCCGGTTCCGACTCTTCCGAGTCCTCCGTCTCGCCCTCCCAGAGCGCCGTCGTGATGGCAGTGCGCTTGGGGAAAATGACCGAGCCGCGGGCAGTCGTGCCGACGCGTGCCGCCTCGCGGATGGGCGAGTATTGGACAAGCTCGCGCTGCATTTCGGTCTGGAATTCCGGAGGGGCGAGGAAGCCGCCGGCCGTGTCGTCGCCGACGCGTAGGGCGCGGGTCTCTTCGGCGCTCAGTGCCTCCCGGCCGCTTCGAACGTAGCCGACGAATGCGCGCCGTTCGACAGTCGGCTCTTCGGTTCTTTCTTGAGTGCCGGGGCGCGCGGCGCGCGTCTCAAGTTCGTCCAGTCGCGTAGTCAGTTCATCGAGGCCGGCCATGCGGGCATCGAAGGCAGAGCGCATTTCGGCGACTGCCAGCGTTGCCGCTTCAATCGGATCCGGCGGATCGCGCGTTTCCAGCCGCACGGCAGAGCGGGTTTCAATTCTCGAATGTTTCATTTTGATTTTCCTTCTGCGAAAGCGCGGGTGGCCGCATTTATTGCGGTGACGAATGCGGCCGCCGCACTCTCTCGGCCGTGTCTGATGTCGGTGACCTTGGCGCCCGGCACTGCGGCGATGGCGACAAGTGAAATCTCGTGGATTATGGCTTTGGTGATGTGGCGAACGCCGCCGGCGCGGGACTCGGAAGTCACGGTTTCAAAGCCGATTGAGATTCCGTCGATGTCGCCTTGGGTGAGCATGGCCCTGACTTCGCGAGCGCGCTCCACCTCGAGGTTGAGGCGGCCTTTCACTCGCAAGCCATCGTCAGCAACCGTGATCGAGGACCATGAGCCGACGACTTGGGCGGGATCGTGAGACCACAGCATAGGCAGGCGCTTGGCAACGGAGGCGAAGGCGCGCCGGTCGAACGTCGTCCGATAGGAATCCAACGTATCGAACTTGACCGCGATTCCTTCGACCGTTCCGTCATCGGCCGGCGGGCTGAGTCGCAGTTCAAGGATGTCGACGGTCTCACGCATTGGCGAGCTCCTCAGTTGTGGTTGCCGGAGCGGGCGCGCCTTGCGGAAGATTCAGCTTATTGCCGCCGTCTGTTGCCGGCAGGTTTTCAGCGGCGCGGGCTTCGTTCGGAAGCAGGAAGGGGCCGCCGACCGCGCGGGCATAGGATTCGAAGCGGGCCTTTAGATCGGCTTTGACCAAGGCTTTTGTTTCAAATTCAATGTAGTGGTCGCGGCGCTCTTGTTCCGTGAGCATCGATCGGCTGATTGCGCCCTTCCAGGCGGTGATCCAGGGATTGAGCACGAAGGCGAGGAACTGACTGCCGAGCGTTTCCGAGTTGGTGAATGTCGCGCCCTCGAGCGTGCCAATCATCGTCGGAGGAACGCCGAAGAACCGGCCAATTTCGGTCGCCTGATATTTTCTGTTTTCGAGATACTGGCTGTCAGTGCTTGTGAAATCGATTGGCGTGTACGTGACATCAGAACCGAGAGGAACAACGCCGCCGCGCTTGCCGCCGTCGGTCGCCTCATGCCAGGCATCCGCGATCTCGTTTGCCACACCGGGGCCGAGCGCAGTCTTAAAGCTCAGAATTCCGGACGGTCTGCCGCCGTTCTTAAAGAACCGGGCGCCATGGCTTTCCAAAATGAGGCTGAGTGCAATGGCTTCTCGCGCAAGTTTCGCCGGCGCCTCGCCGCCAAGTGCGGCCACGTCAAGGATATCGCGCCAAGAAAGGTCGTCACTCCCGCCGCCTTTCCTTGGGGTCACATACTTCGGTTCGCCCGAGTACTCGTCGGCTTTGATGGTGACGCCGCAGATCGGCTGCAACTCCCTAATTTCTTTGCGGACGCGAATGACCTTGGCCAGGCCGCGACCCTCCAGCAACGCGGCCAGCGTCACTTCGCGGCGGAACTGAGGGCCAGGCGTCCAAGGATTCGCAAAATTGTTGAGAAGCGTTTCGACCGGATGATCCCTCACGCGATCGCGGGAATCGTCTTTACCCCGCCGGAATAGGTGAACGGGCAGTTCGCCCGAGAGCTCGGAAATCAATCGAATGCTGGCGAAAGCTGGAGAGCACTTCAGCGGCGTCCGTGTCCCGACTGAGACACCAGCGGCCGTCGGCTGTGCGCCGAAGAGCGCAAGCAATTCTTCGCTTGGATGGGAAAGCGACCGGGCGCCTTCCGGGCCGATGATGAAAACGTGCGTCTCGGGCTCTATCGCCCGAACGTCTTCAGTCGTTGATTTTCCGAACCATCCAAACATGGTCCGAATTTGTGGAAGTGCTCCTGATTTGGATATCCGGCTGGAGGCGGCTCAAAAGGGCTGAAGGGCGCTATCGAGGGCCGGCGTCGGAGACCCATGCGACAAGATCAGACCTCAAAGCGCAAAACCGGCCGGCTTTCTTCCTGACTGGTGCCGTCGGATCTTCACAAAGGGTTTCGACAAAATCAGGGGAACAATCCAGAAATCGGGCGATGCTTTTTGCTCCCCACAAGACGTCGCCTCGCAGTGTCTCAGGGATGGCACTGACGGCCGGCACGGTCGCGACCCTCATTGGAACGCCCGCGCAAAGGCGCGAACCGTCGCAAGGTCAATGGACCTCTCGCTGACAATCGCCGTCATCCTCAGAGACTTCGGCTGCGTCGCTTCGATCGCGGCGAGGTCGCTGAGTTGGTCGCCTTCGTCATCGTAGTCGGGTGATCGAGCGAACCGACCCTCAAATGCTGCCCAATGCTTGCTGATCTTGTCGGGTTGCCACCGGGTTGCCGATAGTCCTATGCGAACCGTCGGCAGCGGGACCGTAAGACGGATCTCGCAATTGCCGAGGCCTACGTCCTTGTCCGCCCTGCCGGCCATGAAGTCCGCCACCAGGGCGGTGCACCAATCCAGCAAAGTGCCTGTGGTCATGGCACGACATTCTGTCCAATGGAAGGGAGCGCCGTCGATCTTTCCGGGCATGTCATGCACCGCGCTCACGACCGCTACCGCTTCGTCAAGGTAATCGGCCGACAGTCTCGCCAGAAGAAACGCCGCGATCTCCCGCGGCTCCAGTTGGTCGTATGATCGGCCAGGCCGCTTCCGGGCAACCAGGCCGATAGCAGCCAGGCGTGTGTAAAGCTTCTGGTCGAACTGAGCGACATTCGGGAACAGCCGGGCGGCTCCCTCTTTCAAAATCTTCATGCTCATTCGTGTCGACCTATTTAAATCCGTCGAAGATTTATATAGGTCTCGCGGATTCGACCGTCAAGCGCAAACACAAGCTGTTGAGACCTCTGATCTTTCAGGACACAAGATCGTGGGTTCCAGAGCCTCATACGAGTTTCCTCGCCGTCCCCTCTTCAGGGGGGCTTACAGGTTCAGTGAACCAAAGGAGCGTTTCGTATTTTTGCGCTAAGGCGTTGATAATATGGTGGGCGATGACGGGCTCGAACCGCCGACATCTTCGGTGTAAACGAAGCGCTCTACCAACTGAGCTAATCGCCCGCTCCGGCCGGACCTTTAAGCGGTCGCAACCGACTTCGCAAGGCCAAATGAGCAGCTGCTAGCTTAGCCGCACAGTGGTTTTCGCGGGCAAAGTGCCGCCTGTCAAAAAACCTTCTCCTGATGCGTATATGCTGTCCAGCTGCGCTTGACACCCGGTGGCGAACCCCTTATCCACCGCCCCAACGACGAACACGGCTGACACGTGCTCGTCCAATGCGCGGGTGTAGCTCAGTTGGTTAGAGTGCCGGCCTGTCACGCCGGAGGTCGCGGGTTCGAGCCCCGTCACTCGCGCCATTCATTTCAAGGGGTTAGCTACCGCCCCTTGAAAAGTTTCAACTCTCATTCTCCGGAGAGTTTCAACTTTCTGTATTCGTTCCGTTCCAGGCCAAGCAGCTTTCTGCCCTTGCGGCGGCTGGCATCGGCTGAGCGGACGGCGGCCAGATTGACCGGCATATAGGTCTTCTGCAGCGCCTTGTTCCCGTCGATCGAATTGCCCATCTTGGCCGAGATTGCCTCGACCGACGCGCCTCCGGCATTCGCCTCGACCGCGCCGGAACGCCGCATGTCCATCAGCCGCCGCTTCTCCGATGTCCCGAATACCAGCGTGCGCAGATCGGCAAAGTCGTCGACCAGAGAATCCTTCGTGTAAGGCACGCCGGCGCGCGGCCGGCCGCCCTTCAGGCCCGGCGCGAAACCGCGCGAGCGAAAGATCGGCGCATCGTCAAGCAGGGTGACGCCTAGTGATTCGACATAGGCCAGCACCAGGCGCTGCGTGCGTGACGACAGCGTGCCGAAAGCCGCCTCGCCACTCTTGCTGCGTGCAATCAGAAAACCCCATTCCTGTGCTGTCTGCATTGCCTGCGCCGGTTTGAGCGTGCGCACGTCGACGGGTGAGAAGCTCGTGTCCCACGCAACGGCGATGATGCAGGCCAGTCCGCGGTAGCCGGCGCGCCAGGCGCCCTTGACCATGCGCACCGCCTCGCCTGCCGTCCAGGTCTGGTGGCGCGGTGGTGGCGTCTGGCGGCGGATCGCCTGCGATGGGTCGGAGCCGGGCGGGCATAGCTTCATGCCGGCCATGACATTATAGAGCGAACGCCACGTCTTTACGGCACGGTAGGCGATGTCGACACCTTTGACCCGCAGCAGACGGCCATACCAGTCGTCGAGCAGCTCGAGGGTGATGTCGGCTGGCGGCAGGTCGGCGAAGTACGGCTCGATGAAGGTCCAACCGCGCTCCCAATCCTCGCGGGTGCGCGGTGGCTTGCGCTTCCATGCATCCATGCGGCGATAGCGTGCAAAGGCGTCTCCGATGGAATCCTTTGGCCATACATGCAGGCGCGACGGCTCCCTGCCCTTGCGGAGTTCCTGCCAGCGGTCTTCCCACTCCCGGGCTATCGTCCAAGCCTCAGGCCCGTCGATTCCACAGGAAATGCATCTGAAGCCAGCTTCGACCATCTTCGGCGTCGGCAGCCAGTAGCCGTATTTGCCCTTACGGATGACGTAGTGCTTCAACTTGATCTTACCCAAGGGTCGCCAGCCTCGCTCTTGCAATGTCAATGCTAGACTGCGCGCCGGATCCTGATCCTGCAAGACCCGAGCGTTGATCGAGCCAGGCGTCGATCGCAACCATGTCGTAGTTGCCGGTGATTGGGCAGGCCTTGGGAAAGCCTTGATCCTGCAACTCGGGCAGCAATTCCATGAATTCCCGCAGCGTCAGGTGGAGATAACGCGCCGCCTTGATCGCCGGCACCAGCCGTGGTTGTACCGGGAAGCGGATAGATGACGGTTGTAATGTGTGGGTTTGGCTCATGGCACCAAAACTCTATCCACCGTCCATCGGGCAGCGGATGGGCGCCTTGTGGTTGGGCGGGTGTGAATCTCGCCCGTGTAAGAACCTCCGCCGTATAGCATGAGATTTTCCTACTCCATGATCTCGTTATTCCTGCATCGAGGGGGAATGAGGCTTAGAATAGCGGCCTTTCTCCCCCATGCCTATTCATCCAATCCTTAATCGCAGAATCGGCAGCCACAGAGCGAGAATACTAGTAATCGGCGGCTTCGAAGCCGCTACGCCCGGCCAACCCAGCATCGCCATGACAGCGTCTGGCTTGTGGGTAGTCAGAATCGCACCCTGTGCTCTGGCGAAATCACCAGCCTTGAAACGGCACCCTCGTTTGGGGCGGCGGCCCGGCGTCTCGCCTGCGGCGTCGCCATGCTGACGCTCCTTCGGCGCCGGTTAGCTGATTTCACGGTCACGAACTTGCTTCGGCAACGAAATCGATTTCTTCCCGACTACGACGACTGACATGGAGATGCGCAGTTAGCGAGCATGAATGGTCTCTGCGAATTCCTCGGTCTCGATGAGCCAACGGCATGCGCGTCAGCATCGGCCCGGCATGGTCAGGATCGATCCAAGGTTCCCTTGCCATATCCGTCCAGTGGCCATCTCACGTCGTAACGGTCAGATCCTTGGCATGCCTTTTGGTCGCAGTGTTCGCCTCTGCCGGCAATGCGGAAGAGAGCGTTGGGAGCCCGGTAACCGCGACAGCCGCGGCGCTCGACGATCTCAAAGACGAAACCTTCGCTGTAAGTTGTAGAGCTGGAGCACGCTCTACACCGTGGATGGGGCAGCCGCGCTCGCTCCGAGACCATTAGGTCGAAATAGTCGTCGGCCTGTGGCTGAGACCCGATCGCGCTGTTTTACCGTTCGGGATCGGGACAATTGAGAGGCGAAAGCTGTGACAATGGAAAGCCCGCCACCGTGAGCCAGACCAGAAAACTCGTATTTTAGCACCGACGAAACAAAGCTCGCTATTCTGCGTTGAGGCTCGTCGAACAACGGAGCTTCACGAATGGATCCGGCAACTGCAGCTGTGATGATTTTGCTTTCTTGCAGTCCCGCCCAGGGAGTCTGCAAGCCACTCGATACATCACCGTCCATGTTCGGATCCCTTGACACATGCCAGTTGGCGTTATCCGTGAGGCTCGAGGGCGCTCCCAACGGGGAGATCGTGGGGCGATGCAGTTCGATCGATCCCTCCGCTACAGGTTCCGTTCCAGCCGGGTATAGCACGATTGTCGTCACGCGGGGCACAGGGGCGGGTGCGGTGAGCAGTCGCTACATCGTGCCACACAAAAACTGAAGCCAGCCACCGTCAGGCAGCCGGCTATTCATTCTCGACCGGACAATTAGAGGCCTTGCCCTCCCTCTATGAAGCCATACTCGGCATCGGCGGCTTCGCGCTCGTCGTCCGCTTCGCCATGGTCGTCGCCTTCCCTGTCATCGGTCCCGGTGACTTCGATGCCACCGGCCAGACAGGGTTCGAGATCCGGGTCGGGCTCTACGAAGTCGAGCAGCTACATCAGGCGTTCTTCATCTTCGATCGAGCGACGGACCGCCATGTCCGAAAGGCAGAGGTTCGTGGCTGGATAGCGAAGAATCGCACACGGCTTTCCTTCATTTGCATGGTCCGCAGAGATTAGCATTATCGCCTACTCTCATCTCGTCCGGCGTCGCTCCCTCAAAGCAGCGCCGGTAAGGCTCGGCGCCCTTCTTGGTTTCTCCCCGTATGTCAAAAGGAGGTCGCCGGGCCTTACCAGGCCCCGCTGCTCATCGCTTGCGGGGTGTCCTGATGGCTGAGCTTGGCCCCGTGGCCTAACGGCCAAAACCAAACGTTCCGAAAAGCCTTCCTAGGCTGGGCGGCAGCCGAAGGGCTGCACAAGAGGGATCGTCAGACCGCTCCTGGCGCACCACAGCGACACCACCAAGCTGTAAGTCAGGTCCATCGGCCCTGCTGATGAGTGCCCTTGGACAGATGGATTGCGTTTGCCACGAAAAAGGAATCGTACCGGCCCGTTCTCAGCACGTCAGCCGGAACGGGCCATGGGCAGAAGCAGCCGACTAGCTAAAATCGCAAGACGATCGAAGGACCACGTCGGCGATAGCACCGGACCCGACGGCGCCCGTGTCGCCAGTAACTACGGCAGACTCTTCTCCAGCCCCGCCGGCGGCGGCGGCGCCGGTGGTAGTAATCTGGGTCGTAGTCTGGGTCGTAATCTTGGTCGTAGTAGCGCCGATGGTTGACCGGCTCCACTTCCGCGTGAGTACCTTCGTTGTCGAAGGCGTCTGGCGCGTCGAGTTCTTCGAGAATGCCGCTTTTGGCCGCTGGAACACCGGCCAATGCGTTGATAGGCCGGACCGCGCTTGCAAAGGCTGCTGCCCCTGCAACGCCAAATATCGCTGTCAAAAAGGATCGCCGATCCATAGTAAACCTCCCAAGTTACATGAGCTGAACGAAGCGCCCCGCCTGCTGAAGGAGCAGGCCCAGCGCACGGTAAAATAGAGGATTCGCCAGCCGCTCAAGCAACTCGCGAATCCTATCAGCGCAGGAAGGGACCTGGCTGCGCCGATCCAAGACATGTCAGCTAAGGACGACCGCCATTACCAGAAAGGTAACGGCTGTTGCAAAAATCGGTGCGAGCAACCATCGCGCCTGGCCAACACTTTGATCCATTTGTTCTCTCCCGTTGTGGAGAACCAACAACCTGAAGCCCTAATCCGTTCCGCCTAGTCCAAAGGTAAGACCATTGCGTTGTACGGTCGGACTTTAGACCAATCGGATTAGACAAAGGTGCGTAGGCGGGAACGTTTACCCCGGTTCAAAGTTGGTTGCCGGGCAGTGCGGGACGATGATCGTCGTGTGCCGGTCCTTGCAGGAGAGAAGATATGAAGATGCACTTCGTGAACACCGCCGCAGCCATGTTGCTCTTGGCGGGGATCGGCTCCGCCGCCGCTGACGACATTATCATCCAGCCGGAACAGGACACGGTCATCCGTGAGTATGTCAAGAAGCAGCCCTTGGCTTCGGTGAACCTTCCCGGCGTGGAATTGAACGTCGGGACAGCTCTGCCGGAAACTGTTGAGATCCACGAGGTCCCGAACGTCAAATACCGTTACGTGGTGGTCGACAACCGCACGGTCCTGGTCGATCCGGGCACCCGCAAGATCGTGAAAGTTTACGACTGAGATTTCGAACGAACCCACGCTCGCCACCCTTGGGTGGCGAGTGTGTGCATTCAAACGATACTCAGCCGGACAAATTCAAATTGCCACTCAGCCGGACAATGAACATGACGAACCCTGAACTCGAGAGGACGCAAGCCCTGGCTGCCCGCTTGGCTGATCTCCAAGCAAGAATGCAGGCAGCACGTCTTGTTGGAGCCGAGGTAACAACCGTCCGAAAGGTTGCAGCCACAATCGATGACGGCTTGCGACAGGCCGGCCTCACACCGTTAGAAATCGCAGAAGGTCAAGAGGAACAGTTTAGCGTTACTAAATGTTCGACTGGCTATGGACAGCCGAACCTTCCTCTCAGCAGATCAAGTCAGAGCAGCACGAGCCCTACTGAACTGGCCGCGTGTGCGACTTGCCGCCAAGGCCAATCTTAGCGAAATGGTGATCAGCGATCTTGAGAACGGATTCAGGAAGCCGCGTCCCCACAACATCGCCGCCATCCGCAAAGCGTTTGAGGATGCCGGAATCGTTTTCACCGTCCAAGGCACTCCATCGCTAGCCCGCTCAGAAGGTGATAGCGGCCTAGCCGCCGATAATAGACGGTGGCGGGGCCGGGAGAAAAAAGGATAGCGGGGAAAAGCCCGTGTACCCACTGCACCCGATCTCTAAAGCGGCCGCTAACAAGGGCGGTTGTTCACTGACTTTGTGCTGGCGCTCACCTTTCTAAGGTGCCGCTCGAATATGGCCAGCTTCTCTTGGTAGCCGATCCGCACTCTGGACCTGCAACTATCGCATTTGAAACCGGCAATCGTTTCAGCCAGGATCCCCTTCTCACCATAGCGCGTGAACAGGAGGGGCATTGGAATTCTAAAGGTACGTCGCGAAGTTCATTTGATAGAGGCGCTGTGCATGTTCTCCTCAGCGGCACGGCCACTGCAACAAAGTAGAAGGAGAAATGTTTCCGGCTTCGGCCATTTANTGTGCATGTTCTCCTCAGCGGCACGGCCACTGCAACAAAGTAGAAGGAGAAATGTTTCCGGCTTCGGCCATTTACGCGGAGCAATCAGACCTAAGTCCAAATGCTGAAGGGGGCAGGCAAGCTGTTCCTTGCCCTTCGATCCGGATCGTCTCCGTGGCCTCACCATACTCGGCCGTAGCTCAAAGGCTCGTATCACCGGCCAGAACGCGCAGTTCATCCAGTGGAATGGGCCAGGACCGGCAAAGCCTCGCGACCGAACTTCTCGAGATTAGACGGATCCGTTGGCCTTCCGCAGAGGCCATGGCATAAGATTCGAGCTCGATCAGCTGTCTTCCTTGCCCTTCTCTATAACGCGGACCAGCCATTCTCAGCAGGCTTCGGCCACTCCACACTGTCTGAGTGTGTGTTCTGAACTGTGCCGCCCATCGCAGTTCCCTCCACCTCCAATAGGCTAATTACGGATTATAAGACCTGGGGAATCGATCTCTCAAGGTGGAATCCGCATTAGCGCTGGATGTTGCATCGCGGCGCGGAGGGGTTTTATTAGCTCCCCCTCATCTTGACGCTGGCGCCGGCTGCTCCAAAGTCTTGGGCATGGCTCGGGGAACTATCAAAGTTGGCGACGAGGTCGCAGTCACGGCGATTGTGCGCGGCCGCGTGACGCCCGATCGCATAAGCGTGACGATCCCCTCCTACGACTTCCCGCATTCTGTTGTCGATTCGACTTCGAAGGCTGTAATTGGCCAGCATATGGAATTGATCGGCCCTGTCACACGCATCGACGGGGACAAGGTAACCGTCAGCCTCCGGCCATTGGTGACTGTCGACGCCGAGCACGTGCGCCTGGTCGAAAGACATGTGGCGCTTCCACGCGGGCGAAAAAAGTCGCTGGTTGACAAGGCTTAAACTTCGTTGCCGACCCCAGGAACAGCCCACTGAAACTTTCTCCTTCACATCGGCTCTGGTCGCCTCCCGCTAGCTGCCGGCGCGTTGCGATATCGGCACAGTAGACGGGTTGGCATTTNATCGCCCTGCGCGATTGATCCATGTTCTGGCGAAACGTGGCGCGTTCCTCCATGGACTTCTGCCACTTCAGCAAGGTGGCCGTAGTCGCAGTAGCGGCTTGAGCGATTTCTATGGGCGTTGCAACCATCGCATTCTCCCTAAAAAGGCAATGGTAAACGCAATCTTTATAGGCCCAACGAAACCCTTCTCCAATTAAAAACGACCATACGGCATACGGCAAAATGGCTATTCGTCGGGGCGCTCGACGGCAGCTTCGTCGACCTCGGCCTCCATCTCGTCGTTGACGGTCTTGGTCTTGCCAAAACCGTCCATCGCCACACCGTCAAAGCCCTGCAGCCACGCGTCGGCATGTTCCTGCCAGTAAGCTGGCACCTCACGCTCCTTGCCATCCTTGCGCGC